AATGGAACTGAGTGGCTGTCGTCCGACGATATTGACAATGCCCAGAAATATTACATGGACCTCATCCCGGATTACTACTATACAGGCTCGGTGCCCATCGATTTCGATCTTCATAACGAAACGGGCAAGTGTCTCGTCTCCTCTCTGTGCAGCATGAAGATTTCCGAGCTCTACAAGAAGGGCTACCGCCGTGTAGGAATCGTGTTCAACACGGATCCCAGCGACGGACCGGGCGAGCACTGGATCGCTGCGTTCGCTGATTTCCGAGATCATCTGAAGCATCCGCGGATGACGTACTTTGACTCGTATGCCCAGAAACCAGAGAAGGAGGTAGCCCGTCTGATGCAGAGGTGGAAAGAACAGCTGGACGATCTCAAGATGTTCCCGGAGCCCACTGTTCTCTCGTACAACGCCCTGCGGCACCAGTACAAGGATGCCCAGTGTGGAATGTACTGTATCTACTTCCTCCACTGCTGTCTCTTTGAAGTTCCCATGGACGAGCAGGTGCCCGATGATGTCGTGATGATGATGCGTCCCCTGTTCTTCAAATATAAACAACATCGTAGTAAGAAATAATATGGACACCACTCAATTATTGTGGATCGTTGTATGTATTGCGTTTGCCTGCCTCGGTGTCGGACTGGCAATCGGAGCCTACGTTCACATGAGCAATATCCCTCCTCCCGATGCGTCTGTCACAAAGGCTCTCGCAGTCTACTCTGAACTCACAAAGGCCGAACCCCTCGGATGCCCGAACAACAATACGCTGGGAGACTACTATGTATCCAGCAGCGGGTACACTGTGATTCCCGGAAACACGATCAATACCTACATTGTGACCGACGCCATCACCAAGGTTGTCAAGGGCGGTGCCCGCGTAATTGAGCTGGACGTGTATGCCGTCGACAAGAAGCCAGTCGTTGGTCTGGCCGATGCCAATACTCTGAAGATGACCACGTATAACACCCTGTCATTCGAGGATTGCTGTATAACCCTCGCTAATTCCGCGTTCAACAGTGCGGTAACACCGGGGTACAAAAATCCGTTCATTCTGTCGCTGGTGTTCCACACGTCCGACAACGCCATACTGACTCAGTGTGCGGACACAATGAAGAACACCCTGCGTAAAAACATGTTGGGTTCCGAGTACTCGTACCAACGCAAGAACTTGGGAGTTGAGCCCATTTGTAATCTCATGGGGAAGCTCGTCATCGTGAGCGGAGAGCATATCAAGGGCAATGGAATGGACGAGCTGGTGAATATGTCCTGGGTATCGTCGCAGATGCGGAGGATGACGTACACCCAGGCATCACAGACCTTTGACCACGACGAGTTGATCGAATTCAACAAGCGTAATATTACACTTGTGGTTCCCGACATGAAAACAAGTGCGATTACCAATGGGAATGCGGAAATATGCTTTTCGTACGGATGCCAGTGGGTCGCAATGTGCTGGGGCAGCCTGGATAACGCTATGGAACTCTATACTGGCACGTTCTCGGACAGCTCGTTTGGAATTAAGCCCGATGCTCTCCGCTACCACCCTACGACATACCCCGACCCGAAACCCCAGACCGCGGCCGTCTCATTCCAGCCGAAGCAGATCAAGTCGCCAATGTACGATTACACAATAAAGTCTAACTAAGGAAACAAATGCACATGGAAGGTGGACGCTCTGCATGGCTAAAAGCCGTTATGGCCGCAAAGAAGCCTGGTATGTCGCTGGGCGATGCCATGAAGGCGGCAAAGAAGACGTACAAGAAGGGGGGCACGCTGATGGGCAATATGACCCCGATGGGTGGTCGTCGGCGTCGTGGAACTCGTAAGGCCAAGGTCGGTGGAACCGCGTACGGATTCACTGGCGGCCCGTACACTGGCTCGGACCTCCCTGACGGAATGTCGCGTTGGCCCTCGATGTCGGATGCTACGTGGCAGGGCCCATCTGAGCTCAAGGGCGGCCGCCGCCGTCGTTCCCGTCGGGGAGGTGCGTTTGCTCCTTCCACGGACGGAAAGCCTGCCCAACTGCCGTACGCCGAGCCGTCCGTCGCCCCCGGTACGGCCGTAGGTGTCAACGGAACATTCGCGAAGAGCGGAGATGTCCCTGCCGCGTTTGGCGGACGCCGCCGCCGGCACACGAAGAAGGCGAGCCACCGTGGAGGTAATCAGACCATTGGATCGGCGATGGTGTACGGTGCTGCCTCCAGCGAGGCCGCGGCCGCTGCTCGCCAGGCCGCCGCTGCCCGCAACGGGTACATTTAAAGTGCCCTAAACATATTGTACACATCGTTCTCAATCCGGAACCTCTCGAACGTCCTAGAAATACCCGTATAACATGCGAGGAACCCCCACTCGTGTGAGAAGGTGGGGACGTACACGGTATCAAACACTGGTTCGGTATGAAACAGTTGTTTCATGAGATATTTACACTCTTTGATGAATACCCAGTTCGGGTGGTCCTCAGACAGTGAAACGGGACCAACGTGGGCTGATACGATGCCATTGGGGTTCAGAATCCTCGGGATATGTTCCAGGATATCAAAGTAAAGAGTCTCCATCGTATCTCCATCGGGATCGGGGAGATCAATAATGATACCGTCGTACCGGTTCTCAGTCGAGCTTACAAACTTTCGTGCGTCTTCGGACATGTAGGTTGTCCGATGATTCTGAAGCGAGCCGCGGTTCTCTGGAAGGTTCGTCTTCGCGAACTCCACGAACTGGCGATCCCAGTCGACGATCGTAATGCTTGAAGTGTACGGGGATCTGTAGAGATCCCGAGCCGCCATCCCATCCCCACCCCCAAGAATCAGAATGTTCCGGGACTGACTGACGAGCGGTTGTGTCAGCAGATAGTGATACCTGTGCTCGTCCAGCGTCGAATACTGAACTTCCTCGTCCATGATCAGCATGTTTCCGTGGTACAGAGTCTTCACATACTGTACGTGGGAGTATGGTGTCCGAAACTCGTGAAGTGTCTGAACCACATCGTAGATTACTCTCTGTCCGTACTGGCTCTTTTCCGACATAGAGGATATCGCAATTCTTCCAGACGAAAAAATTGCTCGACGTTTTTATTGACTGTTCGGGTTGCTGGTAAGTGCCTTCCATGATACGGGGAAATGGGGTTCAAGAAGACTGACGATCGCACGAGCATATGCCTGGATTTCCCGCTGGGCCCCTGGATCAGTCCTGAGGAGAATGAGACGAGAGTAAGCGGCTAAGGATCCAGTTTCCACAAACTCCGTGTACATTCCCTGCGGCAGAACACATCGAGCAATCTCAGGAGCCACGTTGTGATCAAGAAGGTGCTGGTAGAAATTGACCATACCGTCACAGTGATCCTTAATTTCTGCTGACAGAACGATAGAATCATCAACTGGCTTATCCTGACTTCCCTGCTTGACTTTGGGATCGCGGGCACGCAGATCTTCGGGCGAGGGAATCCACGTCTCGGGCTTAAAGTCCACGTAGCGGCGGGACACTTCATTACGGGAAAATCCGATCTGGTGACGGAACCATTCGCGAGCGACAAAGATCGGCATCTTGATACGTAGACGGATCTGAGGATGAAAAAAGGGACTGTTGTGATTGTGTTTCGCGAGATAGTTCACCAACTTCTCATCGTTTGCGGAAAATTCGTGCGACTCCTTTGCGAACGATACACGGGCCGCATTCACGACCGTCAGATCACTGCCAAAAACTTCTAAGATCTGTATACTTCCAATCCCGTCAGAGGCTGTCCAGGACATTTATTTATATACGTTTATTCTTCCTAATTACCACATCGAGATATCCTCGATCTTACACTCGGAGTCTCCGCCCGCATACGCCGACTCAACCTTCTGCTTGATCTGGTCAGAGTAGTCCACGAACGCTTCGTCGGTTCCTTCCGGCAGACGAGTCTCATCCAGCAGAATATCAACGAATCCCGTGCCGCAAGGAGGTTTCTGGCCGAACATGATGTTGGCCGACACACCCTTCATAGGATCAAACTCGGCGGACACAGCAGCATTGAACAGAATCTTCGACGTCTCTTCGAACGAGGACTTGGCCAGCACACCGTTGTCGTGCATGTACATTCCGAACCGGTTCACCGATACGAGGCGGCCCTGGTACGTCATGGCGTCCATGAGCACGCTCATGTGGTGGTAGTTCGTGTATGACTCGGCAAACACTTCTGCGAACTCGTCAAGCAGAGCCTGGCGTGCGGCCTCGACACCAAGAACATCGTACACTTCGTGGATATGGTTGCTGAATGTCCGCGTGGGATCAACGTTGTCGCGGCCGAGGAGCTCGTACAGATTGGCACCCTCTACATCCAGGACATGCTGCTTCTTGGACACGTAAGCGTTCACCTTCTCGTCCCACACCAGCTCGCGATTGACTTCGCGGGGAATGACACGACCCACGCCGTCAATGCCAGTGATGACGACATCGAGAACACGCTCCTCGAGGAACCGGAGGGACAGCAGGTTCTTGACTACATCGTCGGGGAACACGATCCGCATGACGAGCTTGGTGGAGTTGGCGTCGGAGTATACGCACTGTAGGATATGGAGACCCGCCTGTCCCAGCTTATCCTGAATCATGACCGGATCGAGGACGTTGCGTGCGGCCATCTCCGTCTCATCGAACTCGAGCCGCATAATCCACTTAGACGCACAATCGACGGGGTTGGCCGTGGAGAACTGCTGGAACCGCTGGAGGATCTCGCGGTCCTCGGACACAACCGTATCTGTCGTGAGTGGGAAGGGGTCATAGTACATCCGCACGGACTTGGTGATGTCGCGGACCGTTGTCTTCTGGAGCTCGCGAGCGACCATGATCGCTCGATCGAGGCTGTCGCCGTCGGCGGGCGTGAGGTATACGAA